TTTGTCACAATAAGACCGCGAGCAATAAGAAGTCCTCCGTTACTCATATCAACATTGGTGTAAGCTCCAGTAGCCAATGCTTCACAGTCAATAATTGTGAGCACTGTAGACGCAGTGGAACTTGTCGCACTTTTCCAGCGTGGCGTTCCGACTACATTGGTAAATACAGGAGTAGCACCAGCATTTACCGTTATTAATGTATTCAAAAGAACACTCATATCAAAAAAGTGTTCATAGCCAGAAGTAAATATTCCTCCAGTACAAGTCAGAGATCCGCAAATCCGAACAGACTCAGTTGTTGAAGTCGCTGCATAAGTAAGTGTTCCAGAAATACTTGCATTTAAATTCTGAATGTAAAAAATGGAATTTAAAGTGACGTTACCAGTAATCGTATATGTTGCACCATTTCCAATAATTGCCATTGGATATGCAGGATAAGAAATGTTTCCCGTGTAAGCATATCCACCGGTAACAGGCGTAACATTAATTACGAACGGTCCAGTAACGCTGGAAAGTGCAGAGGCAAGTTGAGTCAACGTTTGATATGGCAATAATGCTGTTCCATTCGGGGTATAACTATCCGTACGTGTTCCGTCAAGATAAAATGTCATTGAAGTATTTGGATAGGCAAACGACGTTGTCCCTGCCGATGATTGATAAGGTACTGCGCCAGTTGTTCCACCTGCTATGCTGGTAGCAGAAGCAGATATTGTGATTCCATAATCCCCAACCTGGACTTGTCCGCTCATGTTCTTACCTCGTCAACAAAACAGTTACCGTTACTGCGTTGGTTAACGTCACAACTTGCGCACGCACATATCTTGCCCAAAATGATGGCAATTCCAATCGACCAACATACGATGTGTTTAGCCCTCCCGTAAGCGTGTTGATCGTCACATAGTGACTATCCTGATCGATGTCTGCCGTCTGAATATCCACTTCAAAAGTTCCTGGATTGCCGCCAAAAGATAATTCCAAAGACATGCCCCAGGGATAAAAATTCCCGCGTTCCCGATGAAGTTGGTAAGCAATGCTCGCCGTTCCTGTCGCCACAATTTCGTTTTGAAAAAGAAACGCCTGACGATTCTCGTAAAGGAGTTGCGCCTGCGATGATCCTGGATAGCCCGGCATGTTATGCTCCCCATCCGCCAACATTGAGTTGGCCTTCCACCGTGGCGTAAGGTTCGCCAAACGCCGAAGGGAATCTCTGCATTTTGGTGAAATACAAATCCACCAGATTTCTGTCCATGTTGCGAATCAGTTTCAGACGGTTGTCATATTCGGCGCGCGCCGCCTGCATAAGAAATTGCCAGTTTGCTCCTGATCCGCGTTCCATCTCATCGCCCTTCTGCGATTCCTTCCACAGATAGAGCATTTCGTAGGCGCGCAACTTCACCAGTTCTTCTGTCAATGGATATGGCAACGTATCCGATGAATTGACAAGCGCTGGCCAATTTATCTGGCAACCAAAGGTATAAGGAAGTTGCGTAATCGGATGCGGCCACAGTTCGAAGAGCATTTGCCCATACGTGGTGCTGCCGATCCGTGTATCCACTTGGTAGGGAACCACGTAGAGCGGCTCATCAAAATCCGTTCGTTCCGCATCTTCATTCGAAAGATCGATTTCTGTCTTGCTCCACCAATCCATCGAATTGTTATTGGTGGTATCGCGAATGTTGTACCAGCGTTTAAAGCCAACAGGTGCGGGAAAATATGCCTGATAAGCCATATAACCCGCATTGAGTTGAGCAGGTTCCATCCATGGGCGATCAATCGTCAACACTACGGCAGAAATATTTGTCGCATCTAGCGCAATGACGTTATAAAGCGAATAATATGGAACGCGAATCTGATACTGCGTGATTAACGGCGGATTCGTGATCGTCGCCAACCATGCGGCGGAAGCTGTGGCATCGCCGGTAATTGTATCTGTGAACGGAGTGACAGTAATCTTACCAGGACTAAGAAATTCAATTGATGGACCACCCAATAATCCTGGTGTCAGCCAACCACCTTCTTGCAGTTGAAAACTCCAGACATTTTCATTTTGAATTGTGGCCAATGATTCATTAAGCTTGGTTTTTACCAAGCCGAAATTGCAACCGGGAATGCCGAGCAATTCCTGAATCATGTTGGAAAAAGCCATTTTTGCTCCTGACCAAAAGCGGCTCTGCAGATCGCTCCGCAAGAGCCGCTGATGTGTCTCCGGGAGAAGACGTTGTTAAAACTGCCCGACGAGCGCTGCAATCTGAAACGTTTTGGTCGAAAGATTTCCGCTTGCTTGGCCTCCTGCAGCCAGGTAGTAATACAAATTCCATGTCTGCCGAGTACCTGATCCCGAAGGTCCAGCAATCGCAAATATTGTTCCGTCCGTTGACATCACACCGCCGCAAACTGCATCGATGTAATAATTGGGCAGCGCAAGTGAAATTGGGTCAGCTGCACCACTGGTATACGAAGTAGGACCAGTGCCAATTCCAACAAACAGTCCGCGCCGTCCGACAAATTCCGGATAGAGTGCGCCAGCGTTGGCACCTTTTCCCAATGCAGTGAGAATCATCGCTGCTCCTTATCGCAATTGCTCATTAATCCTGGACTACTGGCAGATTCAATTGCACCTTGAATAGATTGTTGGCGCTGCCCGCATCAATGGCTGTGCCAATGGTTGCCAAAGCATACGTTGTCGATCCGTTTGTGACGAGACCGGTGCTGGCGGAATTTACAAAATTTCCAGCCGTAATAGTTCCATTCGCGAGGCATGTTGCCGTACCAAGTTCCTGAATGAATCCGTAATTGCCCGGAGTGATGGAATTCAGATAGACAACTGCACGACCGGTTTGCACAGGAGCCTGGTCATAACTCGTCACTTCGTTTGGCGAGGTATTCAACTGTGCTGCCACGGTTCCGACAGAGCCTCCAGTCACCAAAGTGAACGTAGGCAAGGAAGTGAAGCCATAGCCGCCCTGCAATACGGTCGCTGAAGTCACCGTGCCACCGGAACCAACTACCACCTGAATCAGAGCACCGGTACCGCCGCCACCCGAGGAAGCAACCTGATAAGTACCAGCCGTCTGACCGGAACCCGCACTGGTGATAACAACCGATTGCACAATGCTTCCAGAACGCAAATATCCGATTGTTCCTGTCTTCACGTAGGCTGCTGTTGCACCGGAGTCAACATGCACGAAGCGATATCGGCCAGCGAACAGAATGCCGTTGGTCGTGTAAGATCCCTGAAATGCTTCCTGGTTGGTGGCATCAAAAAAATCGCCAAGATTCAGGCCACCAGCCGCAAAAGGCTGTCCGGTGCGGAGATCCGTAAGCGCGGTCGGCGAGGTAAAGTTTCCGTTATTCCACGCTAACCATGTAGGTACAATAGGCTGAAACGGCATGACTTCCTCCTAGGCCGTGAATCCGAACGCATAATCGTTGTGACGTGGCTGTGTGTTGTAGAGATTGGTTCCAAGGCGCATGAACAAAGCATCGATCGAGACATTGTTCGGCATCGGTGCCCGGCGCAGACCAAAGTTCCAACCCTTCTTATTTGTTGGCCGGATCTTGAAGCTTTCCGGTTCCAGGAAGTAGAGCACTTCCGAAGGCTGAATCGTGGTATTCGAAGGCAGTCCGGAACCGGTAGGCGAAACAGTAACGTTCGCACCGTTTTTCGTAAACTGCGGAGTCGTAAAGGCCACCGTAGTCGTGCTCGATCCAACACCGTCTGCCAGATTGGTATTACCGGCAGCACCGTTCGCCGGGGCCAGTTCAATGTAGTTCTGAGCCTGAGCCGAAGGTGCCAGCGGGTCGGCATAAATATCCACGCCGTTGAAATTAAATCCATCCCACTTGATGTCATGCTTTGTATTGCTGACATCGCGGCGTTGCGCATCGAGAGCAATGGCAATGGCTTTAAACCCAAACACGTTGGTAATACCCAGCGTCGGATTGCCACCAGCAACCTTGCACTGACTCCACAACTGCATCAAAGCAGCAAAATCGATCTGGCCGGTAGCGCCAGTCGAAGTGCCCAGATAAAGTGGTGTCGTATTCAGTGCTGTGCCGATATTGCCGTTACGCGCCTGACCACCATAGTTGGTGTAGATATTGCCAAAGACAGAGGGGTCGATACCGTTGTTCAACGCTTCATCCAGACCGTTAATAGTCTTGATGCGGTTGTCCTGTACCGTCGCAGAAGAAGGCTGACCATGACGGAATGAATCCATCTCCTGCATGGTATTCATGGTCATCACCATGGCTTCCATGTAGAGCTGATACTCATCCACAATCCGCGACGGACCGGAGTTGATCACACCACCAGTACCGGAACCATCATCCATTTCCCAATCGTCCAGCGGATACCAAGTGGCATACGCCTTCGGCAGGAACTTGATGCCGGTATTGATCTGTTGGCGAGTCACGGTCACGGTCTGACCGGGATTCACTGCGGCTCCCTGCGTACGCCCGTACAGGATGCCTTCCATCATGCCAGCGCCGCCGAGAAATTCATCCCATACGCCAGCTCTGCGGAGCTTGGCCTGAAACGGAGTGTCCACGAATAAGTTGTTGAAAACAACGTTCTTACGGACACTCTCTAAGTTCGAGGCGTCGATTTCATTGTAGAGAGGATCTTGGGCCATAGGTCAGTTCAGCTAGGCAATGGCAACGATATTTTGTTCCTGTGCCTGACGCTGCTCCTTTCGATTTTTCCAATCGGTTCGTGCTTTTTCGTTTTTCGTTTTGACCCAAGTGGGGTCAGACGCTTTGCGCTGGTAATATTCAGATCTCTGCGTCCGACGAGCCTTTGCAGATGGGCTACTACGACGTTCCCGTTCCTCTTCGTAAAACGAAAGAAGACAATTTTTCAAAAAATCCATTGAAAGTCCGTTCGTTGACTTTCCTTGCAAAAACTCCAAAGCGTTGGTTGCATCAACTTGTGTTTTGCGCCGTGCAGTCAAAAATCCATAAATGAGAGCGATAAAAATACGCGCACGATCACCGCAAATTTCCCAAGTGTGGCAACCACTTTTGCTCTCACCGCGAATACTTCCGCCAAACCAATCTCGTAACCAATAAAGAAGTTCTGGATCTTTTTGCGGGAGACTAACCATAAACCCGCGTTTGGTATGTCCACACAAACGGCATGTTCCTTCGCCTTCGTAGATCCCGGCAGACCATGCAATATCGATGGCGCTGGGAATCTTCGTAGCGTCGAGTTCCGGTCGATTTGGACGTGTCCAGTTGTTCATTACGCTTCCGTTCCGACTCCAAACAAAAATGGCCCAAGCCATTTCTGACTTGAGCCATTGCTGATTCCCTTGGAGGGGGGCATGTGTCTCGACAATTCTGTTGAAATCACTGCTGCAAAATTACGCAGCTACCTGTTGCTCTGCAATTTCATGCTTAATCGCTTGTGAAGTTGCCTGACGGCGCTGTTGTTCATTCAAAGCCAGCGGATCAGGTCGATCACCAGACTTCACTGCGCGTGAAACTTCTGCAAAACGAGAAGGCTGCGCAATCTTTACGTCGGGGTTGCTGCCAATCTTCTCTGCCCATTTGCGATCAGTTTCTTCAATTGCTTTTTGCCGGGCTTTTTCGGCTTCTGCCAGTTTTGCTTCGTAAGGTGCAGTCGCTTCAGCCGCAACTTTGGCATCATGTTCCTGCTGTGCCTTCTGCCGTATAGCTGTTTCCTTGCCAGCAAAATCATATTTCCGCGCTACATAATCGCGAAAAGGTAAACGAGCATTGCCCGCTTCTTCTGAAAGCTTGTCAAAGGAATCCGGCAAAAACTGACCACCACTTAATCTCTGATATTCCTGCATTGCCCAGCCAATATTACTTATCCCGTTTCCCAATCGCTGATCAATGGCTTCCATTGTGAAAGTAGGACTACCTGGTGTGCCACCAGGAGCATTAGCAACATAGCGTCCCTGCGCATCGCGCGGTTGAGCGGATTGGTCTGTTGAATTGGGATAATTCTGCGCCTGATAAGCTGGTGCTTCTGCCGGAATAAATCCTGCTGCGCGGCCTGCCTCATTCTGCGCTTTCAAAAATGCCAACTGTGCTTCCAAATTGGCTTTTTCGTTACCCCAGTTATTGAGTGCCGGCGCAATGCTTTCGTCATAAAATTGTCGATTTGATCGCTGTGCAACTTCTGCTGCTTCCTGAGCTTGTGCTGCTGCCTGGCGTTCCTGTTCGGCCTTTGTTGCCGCTTCTGCTGCTGCCTGCCGTTCTTGTTCGGCTTTTTGTGCAGCCTGCAATGCGGTCTGCCGTTCCTGTTCAGCGGCACTCAGAACTCCGGTGAAGGCAGTGATTGCTTTTGCGTCCAGCGCCGCAATCTGCTCATCATTCAAACCGGATTGTTTTAATATTTCCTGGACTGTCGGCATTTCTTGTGTTCTCCCGGAACATTGTTAATATTGCGGTTGCTGGCCAACTGGTGTTGGTTGTGGAGGACTAACCAAAGCCGTCTGCATTTCCTGAATTCCCTGTGAAACCTTTTCAGCTCCTGCCGCAAGACGTGGATCAGCAGATGCCATTTGCTTCGCAGTTTGATACCAGCGTGCAAGCAGCATTTGCAGTGGATTAGCGGGAGCCTGCGAAGGCGGGGTCTGCGGAGGCGCACCTTGATCGGGCGCACCCTGCGGCGGGGCACCAGCACCCTGCGGAGGAGCGGCACCCTGACCTTGCTGATCGGGCATTGCTTGAGGCATCGTTGCCATTGAATCTCCAATACGCAATGCCCCCGCAAACAGGGATCTGTCTGCGGGGGCTACAAACTACGCCTTGATGGCGCTCCTCTTGCCACGGCCCTTGCGTCCGCCTTTGCGGCCACGGCCCTTTTTCAGATGGCTGGCTTTCATTGCGCTGACATGCTTGCGTCTTGCCATGATGTTTTCTCCTTGGGCTGAAATAGAAATGGCTCAAGAGCCATTTCTGGTCTTGAGCCATTGCTGATTCCCCAAGGAGGGGGGGCATGTCGCTCGATTGATTCTGTTACACCAATATTCCGAAACATTTTTTGTGTCAAGACCAAAATTACAAAATTTTTTCACCAATGCCCAGCAGAGTGCGAATTTCGTTTGCCTGGGATTCGGATATCTTTGTCCGCTGTTCGACATTTACGCCCTGAACGTTGCCCTGGTTATATTGAATAACCATTTTTCCGTTTGTTTTGGTAGCTTTTAGCACTTCATCCACCTGCGAAACGTTAGTGGGCAATTCAATGCTGACTTCGGTCAGGTAGTAATCCTTTTGCACTTTGATTTCAACAGCCATCGATTTCTCCTTACGATTCCGAAACTACCGTCCGCGGATTTCCGCCCTGAGCGCCCTTTTGCCTAAGTTTGGGGCTTTTGCTGCCACTTGGTGGTCGACCGCCGCCACCGCCTTTGCCTCCACCTCCACCTCCACCGCCACCTTTGCCACCTTTACCGCCTTCACCACCTTGTGGCGGTTCCATTCCCAGTTGTTTCATTAACTGCGCGGCCTGTGCAGCAGCAATAATTTTCAACTTCTGCGTTTCAAGTTCCTCATTGAACCATTTTTCGTGTTCGGTATTGCCGGGCACTTCTCCATAGTTCTGTACATCCAGCTTCTTCATAACCGTGGACCATGAAATTGGTGCGTTGCCACGTTTCAACTGCAGATATTTCAATTGCTCCTGCATTTGCGTAATGCGCAGCAAAGTGCTGGGCACAGAAACCAATCGAATCTGCCGCGCAAACCAGCGTGCGCGCGTAAGCTGGTCATATTGCGATGGCATATTCGGAAACATTCCATTCACCAGCTCATCCGGTAAATGGCTGGGAACCAATTCGTCAGGATTAAAATCAAAGACTTCCCGCGCGATATTGTCTGGTCCCACGTATTCCATGATTCGGCTCACATTGAACCATTGCAGAATCAGGAATTTCATGCGATAGCCAATTGCTTTGTTTGCCTTTTCAATGCGTGCGGCAATTCCTTTTGCAATTGGACCGATTGACTCCAACATCTTGTCTGCCGTATCATTGGCAATGTTGGCCTTCATATTTTGCAGATTGCCCAGATCCGTAAGACCCAACTGAGACTGCTTACACTCCTTCAAATACTTCAAAAAAGTAAAGTGTTCGTTATTTACGCGAACTTCTTCCGGCAACACTGATTGCAAAACGTCTCTTGGTTTGCCATCCAGTCCAATACGAACATCCTCTTCAAAAATGTCAAAATGTTCAATCTTTGGTCCACCGGTTTCAGTGTGGTTATATCCCATCGGCGGATTGAGCGTTGCAGTAATAACCTGATCGATCTTTCGTTCAATCTTGCGCGTTGTTGACTCAATAGAACCTACATCGCCTACCAAAGACCGGCCTAAAGGTTCCCATGCCCAATCATCAACAACATATTGGATGATCGGTATTTTTCCATCCCAATCAAAAGCCGGACCATCATACATCGGTCGGTCGATTTCTGGGGATGTAATCAACAACCGCAGATTGGGATATACGCGACAATCCTCCACCGTCGCCGGACGCATAAAAGGCAGACCATTGCGCATTCCGCCAAAAATCGGTTGGCCAATAGATGGAACCTTATAGAACCACGTTGTTCCCACATCTCCCATCGGCAATTCATAACCGGTATTGTTGATGCGCAGATCTCTGACGAACGTGTAGCGAATTTCCGTATAAAGATTTCCAAAGCTGCGACCCTGATCTCCATACCGATACCGTTCGGCATAATCTATCCGTTTGGCCTGCACTTGTGTCTTGTAGCTACGCGGTCCAACGGTCTGTAATTCGCTTTGAAAAAGCGGGAAACGTCCATGCGCTTCGGCAATCGGCATATAGTCGTAAATCGTAACGGCGTAAGCATCCTGCACATCATTGCTTCTGGGAATCTGAACAGGAACCACATCCAAAAGTCCCAAAGCTTCAAAAACCATTTTGCGTTCGCCGTAGCCGTACTCATCAGCTCGCACTTTCGGCCACAGATAGCCAATGCCCATCACGCTGGCATACTGCAAAACTTTGAGAATCTGAAACGGAAAATCCGATTCCAAATAAACACACTTTGAAACCTTGGTCAGCATTTCCGCAAATTGTTTATAAGCTGGTATGTCCGATCCATAGCCTGCAATTTCCCGGACTTCAGCCAGCGTCTCGCAGAATTTTCGAATATCATATTTCAGTTCGTTGGTAACCAGCGTTGAGCGAGACTTATCTCTGAAAACAGCATCAAAGATACGCATGTTCTGGCCCAGCTCTTTGTAGCAAAGCTGCCCTTCAAGAAATCCTTCGCCTTCCTGAATCTGTTCTTCAACCCAACCGACACGTGTGCTGCCGGAACTTTCAAATTTTGGTACTTGCCATTGGGTTGTTTCAGGGTCCATGCGCGCATAGTAGGCAAATATAAGTTACCCGTCTACACCAATTTTTATTAGCGCAGACCTTGGTCAAATCAGTATTTCTATAAACATTCAATTAGGTTGAATAATGACATGTAACATCAAATTTGAACAATTACTCAGTTGTATATGCATATGTTCGCAGGCATGTTGGGCAAATACATTGCATACCTAAATACCAACTAATGTCCTTGTTCATATCCTTCGTTGTGAAGATAGCTGATTCTGTTCATTTTTGTTTTGTCCGGTCGTTTGTCGTACGACTCCAGATGACGGCGCAGAAATTCCCGATTCAAATTGTTTCTGGCATTTGTCATCTGATGAAGGATGTGGCTACGCAGGTTGGCACGGATCGGACCTTCGATCATTTCCCGTTGTTCATCTTCCATCTGAATCTTGATTGCTTCCTGTTTACGCATACGTTCTGACCACACTTCCGCCTCATGCGCAGAGTTACAGA